GTGATATGCCCGATCCCCGTGGCGGTGTTCGTCATGTTATTCCAGAAAAAGGAAATTATAAAAAATGAGCAAGGGTAGTAGAGCAAGACCATTTAGCGTTGATCAATCAACATTTACAAGTAATTGGGATCTAGCATTTGGTAAAAAGGATAAAGATATGCAAATAAGAGTTAAAGAAAATCCAGAAGAATTTGGCAAATGCGGCTGTGGTCGTAGTCCAAACGGCAAGTGTATTGGTTGGCACGGCTTAACTGAAGCCGAGTATGCCGACCGTAAAGAAAAGTATGAAACAGGCAAGCAGGATCTAAGTGGCAAAGACATCTAATACTGTTACTGTAGTATGGGATAACCAGAATGGTTTCTGGTGGAATGAAACGTGTGCTATTGTGTTGGAAGTATTTGGGTTACCCGGGGATCGATACATTACTAAACCCAGTCATGATGCCATGTTCTTTGATTTTAAAAACGAAAAGGATGCCAACTTATGCAGGATACTACTAAGCGAGAGACTATAAAAATAGCAGTAGGCGTTATTGTATTTTTAATAGTTGTGCCACTACTGTTCTTAACTCTTCCAAAAAAATCAGACGGAGTTTGGATTAATTGCGGACTTTCAGAAATAAGTCCAGACTTTACTAACGAAATGCGTGAAGTTTGTAGACAACTTCGAGCAACAAATAACTTGCAAAAACCTAAATAAACCTGTATAATAATACATAGGAGTAATAAATGACTGAATCCGTAATATTTAAAAACATACTTGCAGGCGCTGAGCAACAAGGCGATGACGACAAAAATTATAAAGAAGCATACCTAGGCGATCATATTCGCTTTAAGATGAAGCGTGAAGGTAAACGTTTTTGGGCAGGTGACAACATTAGCGAATACTTGCACGAGGGCGATATAGAAAAGCTAATTGACGAAGCAACACCGGCATTTGAACAAGTACTTGATAGTTTGCTTATTGATAAAGAAAACGACCCAAATAGTAAAGGTACAGCACGTAGGCTTGCTAAGATGTACTTTAATGAAATAATGGCAGGAAGATATGAACAAGCACCAGACGCTACCGCGTTTCCAAATGATTCGGCGGACCGTTACGAAGGTATGTTGGTTGTCCGTAGCGAGCTTCGCAGTATGTGTAGCCATCATCATCAACCCGTTGTTGGGGTTGCTTATATTGGTATTATTGCCGCTGAGAAACTCATCGGACTTAGTAAGTATACAAGGATCGCTCAGTGGTGTGCCAGACGAGGAACTCTCCAGGAGGAACTTTGTAATGACATTGCTAGGGAAATACAAAAAGCCACAGGTGCAACAGACCTAGGTGTATATATTCAAGCTACACACGGATGCTGTGAAAATCGTGGCATTATGGCACATAGTAGTCTTACACAGACCACAGTACTCAAGGGTGCGTTTAAAGACGACATGGGTACTAAGAAAGAGTTTATGGACAATATTAAAATGCAACAGGAGTTTGCACCTAGATGATTGTTCCATTAACTGTACAACAAACTATGGCCTTACTTGGGCCTAGTTTTGTTGCTACTTTTCAAGCCGAGATGGATGCAATTGTTGCTCCATTAAGAAAACACATTGCGCTCGGGCGGCCACTAAGTATGGGTAAGGAATTATGGGAATATGTTGTTGCTGATAGCATACCTGGTGCTGTATGGAATGGTGCAGGACATAGTTTAATCGATGTCATGATTACTCCGGGCGTTGGAGCGGATGTTAAATCATTGAGCTATGGACCAAAATCAAAGCAAACTACCGAAGCTAGCATGTATCAAAATTTTGATCAGGATGCTAAACAATTTTTTAGTAATCAGGATAAGCAGTCATTATGGAATTTATACATTAATGGTTGGTTCAGTAAAGCACATACATTTAAAAAATATTATCTTATTGGCATACTTAGAGAAAAGGCAACACTAAATTGTAATATTTGTGCGTTTGAAGTTACCGATACTGTGCCGACATTTGCTGACGACTTGTGTACCTTTACTAAAAAAATGATGTACATCACAGGTATTGCAGATCAAGATTTTCTTAAAATACGATACTATAATAGTAAGAGCAGATTAGAAATTTTATTTCAAGAAAAATGTTGGACTGACCCGGCATACACATTACCAATTTATACATATTAAGGACACAACATGACAACAGCTAAAGACTTAACCGACCATTTGATTTATCGTGCAAAGAATTTAAAAGAGTTTGTAGTAGAACGTGAATGGGAAAGTATTCCTGCTGGTATTGTTCGATTTAACATACAGCATACACAAGGAAATCTTGCTCGATTGTTTGTTCCGGCGCTTACACAAACTGAAGCTGAAGAAATGGTCGACGAATGGTTTGAAGAGGATGTGGAATGAATCCAAAATATTTGTATACTATTAAATGGACACAACCATATGCTACTTACCAAATGCGTCCGTATCTTCGTCACTTGCGTAACGAATACGAAACACAAATTGAAACTAGGTTGGTTCGTGGTGAGTTTGATGATGCGAAAAAAGTAATAGAAAGGATTATGTCATTATGAATTGGTTTAAAAGAATAGTAGTTAAATGGGTGCGTGAAGACTGGGAAAATGCTAGAAATGATCAGGCTGAGGATTGCTATCCAAGTCCCAAAATGGGCCGTGGCAACCCTATCAGTACTATTAGTGGTCGTGCCAACGTTGACAGTGAACCCACACTTCAATTCAAAGTGTATAGTGCTGTTGGTGGTAAAGTTGTAGAATTTAATCGGTACGATCCAAAGTCTGACAGAACTGACCGTCAAATTTATATCATCGGCAAAGACGAAGACTTTGGCGAAAAAATTGCTAAAATTTCAATGTTGGAGTCACTAAGATGAAAGCACAAATACCAGCTGAAGGCATAATGAAAACAAACGACTGGGGTGACAGCAGAGTCTACCGAATTGCTTGTAATTGCGGCGATGAAGATCACAATCACAACATGTGGGTAGAAGCAGATGACAGTGATATTGTTGTAACCATTTATACCACAGGTAAAACAAATTGGTGGAGTAAAAAAAGGTGGTATCATATTTGGACACTACTGACCAAAGGTTATATCGATACTGAATCAGCAGTGCATTTAACCAAACAACAAGCTCTTAACTATGCAAGTGTGCTACAATTAGCAATCAGTGATGTAGAAGAATTTAGGAAAGAAAAGAATGTCAAAAATTAAAATTGCGGAACTGTTTTACAGTATCCAAGGTGAAGGACGTTACATGGGTGTACCGTCTGTTTTCTTACGAACATTTGGATGTAACTTTACCTGTGACGGGTTTGGTATGCCACGTGGTGAACAAAGCAAAGAACGGCATTTTATCGCAGCCGATATTAAAAAGTTTTTCAAATATGAAGACTTGCCGTTAGTGAGTTCAGGATGCGATAGCTATGCAAGTTGGGATCCACGTTTTAAAGATCTAAGTCCTGTAATGGAAACAGACGGAATTGCAGAACGCATTGTAGAAATACTTCCCCATAAAACATGGCTTGATGAACATTTGGTAATTACAGGCGGCGAACCTTTGCTAGGTTGGCAACGTGCTTATCCAGATTTGTTGGATCATGTTTATATGAAACAACTGAAAGAAATTACTTTTGAAACAAACGGTACTCAACCGCTTACACCAGAATTTAAAGAATACTTGCAAGACTGGTCCATGCAGATTCCCGGTGAACGTTGTGTTACATTTAGTGTCAGTGCTAAACTACCAGCAAGCGGCGAGAATTGGTTTGACGCTATTAGACCAGAAGTTGTTTGTGAATACGAAGAAGTAGGACCTGTATATCTTAAATTTGTAGTAGCAACAGCGGAAGATATCATTGATGCAGAACATGCTGTAGAAGAATTTAGAGAAGCAGGTTTTGCAGGCTATGTATACTTAATGCCAGTGGGCGGTGTAGAAAGTGTTTACACACTCAACGCAAAGAATGTAGCACTGGCGGCTATGAATCGCGGCTGGCGTTATAGTGATAGATTGCAAGTGCCTTTATTTAAAAATGAGTGGGGTACATAATGAAACAGTTTGTTAAACGTATTTTTGGTATTACTAAACTTGAAGAAGAAAAAGCAGAACTTCAAGCGGCACGAGATAACGCTGTTGCTGAAACAGTTTTGGCACAACAAGCAGAAGAGCAAGCTAAGTTAACGCCAAAAGAACGTGCTACTGCCAAAGGCGAGCCGTGGGTTGCTGTGTTAGATACGCATGTTAACAAAGACAATATCAGAAATGGCTTCTTTGAGCTTGACTGGAACGAGATATTTGTGTTAGAATTGAAACGTGCAGGATACGGATATGACGGTGATCCTGATGAAGAGATTGTGGATCGTTGGTTTAGAGATTTGGCCCGCAACATGTTGGGTGAAGCTGGAGTAGCTGATCCTGGACGTGTGGGTGCTGGATATATTAATGTAACAAAACTTGCCGATGGCAAAGCAGAGGTAGAATGACACATATTATAGTTGATACTGCTAACACGTTCTTTCGTGCTAGACATGTGGTGCAAGGCAGTGCTGATATTAAACTTGGCATGGCCTTTCATATTACTTTCAACTCTATTAAAAAAGCGTGGCAAGACTTTGGCGGTAGCCATGTGGTGTTCTGTCTCGAAGGTCGAAGCTGGCGTAAGGACTTTTATACTCCGTATAAAGCCAATCGTAAAGAAGCTAGAGATGCGCTAACTGAAAAACAACAAGAAGAAGACAAATTGTTTTGGGAAGCATTTGACGAATTCAAAAAGTTTGTTACAGAGAAGACCAACTGTACTGTAATGCAACATCCTAATCTAGAAGCTGACGATTTAATTGCCGGATGGGTACAAGCACATCCAGATGCAAAGCACGTTATCATTAGCACAGATGGCGATTTCGCACAACTTATTAATACCAATGTGAGTCAATATAATGGTGTGGGCGACTTGCATATTACGCATGAAGGTACCTTTGATGCCAAAGGTAAACCGGTTAAAGACAAAAAGACAGGCGAGCCCAAGGCCGCACAAGATCCAGAATGGATGTTGTTCGAAAAATGTATGCGTGGCGATACCAGTGATAATGTCTTCTCAGCGTATCCCGGTGTGCGTACTAAAGGTTCTAAAAACAAAGTTGGCTTAACTGAAGCGTTTGAAGACCGTAAATCCAAAGGCTACTCGTGGAACAATCTCATGCTTCAGCGTTGGACCGACCATAATGGAATCGAGCATCGTGTGCTAGAAGACTATCAACGCAATATACAACTATGCGATCTTACAGCGCAGCCTGCAGAAATTAAAGAAAAGATTGTAGAAACTGTAAAGATCAATGCTGTTGCTAAATCAGTGGATCAAGTGGGAATTCGCATGTTGAAATTCTGCAATACTTGGGATATGAAAAAGATTGCAGACAACATACAAACATATGCAGAGCCGTTTCAAGCAAAATACAAGGAAGAATAATGTCTAGAGTATATCTAATCAAACCTCTTGAAAAGAAAAGCATTGTGTGGCACGTGGAGATGTATCGTAAAAATGCAGATGATAGTATTAGTTGGTTTAACCTCGACGAAACGTATCGGTGGGGTCAAGGATTTATTGACTCAGAGTTAGACTGCAATCTACCCTGGGAAGGTGATCCAGTAGCCTATGCTACTAACACTGACGGTTGGGGTAGTGAATTTGACGACAGCATTAACATTGAATTAGAATTCAGTGATGATATTGATGAAGAAGAACAAGAAGCTATTCGTGAAGCATACTATGAAGGTGGAGCCGGTTGGTTGTTTGACGGCGAACATGATTGGCAAGAAGAAGATACTGCTGTACATATCATTGCACCATATCAGGTGGATTTATGTGAAGATGACGGAACTGTAATTGAAGAAAATGTTAAACTAAAACAACGACCCGATCCAAACACTAGTTGGCCGTTTAGTAAAGAATTTCCTAAGGAAGAAAAATAATGACAGAGATTTATGCAAAACCGATTGTAGATGGAAAATTTTGGATTGTTGAAAAAGACGGTTCTAAAATTGCTACATTACATAAAAAAGAAAATAATAAATTTATTTTAAGTAGCACCAATGGCGAAGTAATGTTTAACAAAAAGCAAGACTTGACCAAACAGTTCGGTGATGGATTCTTTTTAACTAGCAGTAAGGTCAAAGTTAAAGTTACTGCCAGTGAAGATGATACATTTGAATGCCATGGTTACCCAGCGTTATGCGAACCCTTTAACAGCATGTATGATGTAAGACGTAAACTAGCATTGTTTACAAAATCCAATGCCAGTAAAAGTTTGTATTGTGCGGGCTATTACATTATTAAATTCAACAAAGGGTGGGTTAAGAGCTTTTGTCCAAAAGCTATTACTATCGAACGATATCCGTTTAAAGGTCCGTTTAAAGATAAACTAGAAATGAAGGCGGTGTTAGCAAATGCAAAATCCTATTAATTTAACTCCCATAACACAATTTGTTCAGCTACTTCGTGTAGCCGAACTCAATCAGCAAAAAGAAGTTAAATTGACCATACAACAGGCAAGACTACTAAATCTTGCCTTAACTGAAACATTGGATAAATTGAATAGAGATTGGGAAACACTATATAGTGCTCTTAAAAATACGCAAGAGACTGAAGTAATAACAGTTACCATGGACGGCGGCGGCTTCGTAGAGCCTAAATAAAAGATAAATATATGCGTACTTATCGAGAGACGCATATTATGAGCAGACCCAAACCTAAAGTATTGTTAGAATACACTAACAAAAAAACTTACAAATCTGAACAGATTTTAGAATCTGAAGCCATTTGGGCTGTGTTCTATAAGAACGAGCCTTTTAATCTAAAATCGTTTAACAGCCTTACCAGCTATCCTGGACCTAAATATAAGAAAACAAGTTTTTCAAATCCTGGTCACGCCTTAAATTTAGCCAAAAAATTAAATTTAACATTTGGTACTATAGATTTTCAAGTTGTTAAATTAACTCAAGGCGCTGTAGTAAAATGATTGCCAGAAATTCGCTAACCAAAATATTTTTACAGCAATGGGGTAAAAGTATAGATGATGCGAATGTTGAACTTTACAATAGAAAATGGTGGCAATCGAATAGAGTTAACAAGCCCAATGCATTTAGACTAAGTGACGAAGGGTATGAGTTTCTAACAACAATCTTAGAAATTCAAATGTACGAAATTCCTTTCACTGAGCCTATAGAGCTTAGTCCACAAACAATCATATTTTTAGAAAAATATATCGATTGCCCTTACTACTTAACAAACCAAAGTATTACAGTATTTTCCGAACGTAAGAGTTTTGAGCTGTATTTGTTTTCGGACGATATTCGTAAATTTGGTTTGGTTAAGGCTATGACAGAACGCCAAAAAGAATCTTAAATTTTGGTTAGATTCAAGAATACTGCTTGAAAAATTGCTTGACTTAGTTGCGTTTAGGCCATATAATATACACATAGCTTAATTTTTTAACCCCGCTAACTTAAGATAGGAAATGTAAAATGGCAGAAATCATTAGCCGCACCGTAGGCCCTAAAGGTGCTAAAAAGTCTTTGCGCAAAGCGTTCAAGAATCAGCGTCCAATTTTCCTGTGGGGTCCTCCCGGAATTGGCAAATCGGATATTATTAAACAACTTGGTACTGAGCTAGAAGCTCATGTGATTGACGTTCGTTTGTCACTGTGGGAACCTACTGACATTAAAGGCATTCCGTATTTTGACTCAAACACTAGCAAAATGGTTTGGGCTCCTCCTAGCGAATTGCCCGACGAAGAAATGGCAAAACAACATAAGACCATTATTTTGTTCATGGATGAAATGAACAGTGCCGCACCTAGTGTACAGGC